TTAATTCGTCGGTGTGTCTTTCTTGACCTGGACGTTGCGCAGCAGGCGTGCCATGGACTCGTCCACGCCACCTGAGCCTCTGTCCGGCTCCAGGGGAGGCTTTAACCCGCCAGGTGATCCGCCAGTAGGGATAAGTGTTTCATATTGGCCATACGCATGAGCCGCCTTGCGCGCCTCACTCTTTTCCCAATTGCTGCGCGATTGCTGTCGCCGAAACGCTTCCAGGGACGCTTTTTCTTGACGTGCCGCCCGCATACCGCTGACTTCGCGTAGCTCCTTGTCTCGGCGTTTGAGAGCGGCCTTTTTGGCCCGGTACCAAAGATAGCGCACGCCAAGGTCTGCAAAGAACTTCTCGGTGAATCGGACCAGGACGCGAGTTCGCACCAGGTTAAGACCAGCCTCGTCCTTTTCATCCAGACGCACTTTCTCAATTCGCCGATAAACGTACCCAGCAAGGTCCATGCTCTGCATAAGGCGGTTGAGAGAAGCGGGGGACATATCGCAATCTTCCGCGATGCCACATTGCGTGTTGAGGAAGTACTGTCCACGCTCGACGTCGAGCCACCCCAGCACACCGGTGGCCAAGTCCAGACGCAGCAGCATCTGCTCCGAAGCCTTGGCCAAGGCATCAAACTTTTCGGAGCGCGTACGCCGACCGCCATGGATGGTGTCCAGATCCCGCAGGTATTTGCCGCGTAGGTCACCGATCTGGCGCAACCGAGAGAAAGCCATACGTAGCAGCGGGTTCTTCAGTTGCTGACCTGTCAAACGACGCGGCGCCGAATACCGAGGGGCGCGGATCGGGGCGTGCAAAGCAGCGTGGGGGCTTTTCTTGTCTCGATGCACAGCGGCGGGTCGACCTTTAACGGGACTCCCCTTACGGCCGCTGGCCGGACGCGATTGGCTTTCCTTGTCCAAAGTAGTCACGAAAGCTAGTTCACCTGGGACAAGTGAGGTCTCTCAGGCTGCTCAAACAGCACCGTCTCAGCACGTGCACGCAACTCTGCGCATCGAGCCTCAACCGAACGCAGTCGATCGACAAACTCAGGTAGCTTTTCCAAGTCCTCACCGTCAATACGCCCATCAGCAAGAATCTCGCTGCCCAAGGCGACGGTACTGCCTAAGCGTGCCACCAGTTGACCAAACGCCCCTAACGGACTGCCTTCGCCATTCAGCTCACGCGCACCAGTCAGACCGTGGCGACTGGCAAGCTCATTGATGCAGCTCTCTTTAAAGTCGCTATCCAATGCCTCTACCCACGATTCCTCTACCCAACTCGGTAGATCGACTTCGCCACTCAGCCAACGGCCGACGCGACGCAGCCAGGCACCCGACGCCCTTAGAAAGGACGTGGTGTCGCTTCCCTGGGCAAGAGCTGAAAAATCCGGCACGTCCTTGCTGGAAGCCTTGGCGGGGATCTGACGGTGCAAGTTCGCACTCAGTACCTGAGCGAAGTCATCCTGGCTGAAACCAGTGCGAGCAATCATCTCGACGGCGTGGGCAACTAGTACCTGGTCACGGGAGACAGACAACTGTCGAGAACTGGACGTAGTCATGCGGCGTTGCTGCTCGTAGGCTGCTTCGCGTCTTGATCATCCTGGACATAGGACGGAAAGGGGCGCACCTCTTGAGCCACACAGGCGCCGTCCGCGCCCACTGTCACTTCAATGTTTCGACGCATTTTCAACGCTTTGGCGATAGAGGCAGGTTTGACGCCCAACGCACGAGCAGCCCGGGCCTGGCCGATCTTTTTGACGAAGTCACTCAACGAGATTTTTTCCACGACATACACCTTAGGTGTCTATGAACGCAGAATATTAGCCTACGGCTATATCAATCTCAAGATTAAATATGCCAACGGCTATTTTTATTATCAAAAATACGACGCCAACGGCTAACCAATAAATATTAGCCTACGGCTTATAATCACTGCATGACGACCTCAAAAAAACCGCTGTCCGCCCCGTTATTAGCTGAGTGCAAGGCTGCAAACGATCTCTTTCTCGCGAAAAAGAATCTGTTAAAGCTCACTCAAAAAAAGATCGCTGAAGCGGCAGGAATCACCCCTGTTTCCGTAAATCAGTATCTGCGCGGCATAAATCCGCTAAACGCCCGGTTTGCTGCAGTGCTGGCAAAGGCGATCCAGGAACCAATTGAAAGTTTCAGTCCGCGATTGGCAGCAGAAATCGCAGAGATGGCGAACGTCAGTCCTATGATTCAGCCTCACAGGAACGCCTCTGAATATCCGCTGGTTAGCTGGGTTGATGCCGGTCGAGGGATTGAGTCGGCAGGGGTCTATCCGAGTGGCATCTCGGATGAGTGGCTGAGTTCCACGGTGAACGCTGGCCCAAAAGGTTACTGGTTGCGCGTCAAGGGCAAGTCCATGACCTCGGACACGCCGCCCACATTTCCAGAAGGCACGCCGATCTTGATCTGCCCGGAGGGCTTCGACCTCATCAGTGGGAAGTTCTACGTTGCGCGGAACCTTACCAGTGGAGAAGCCACGTTCAAACAATACGTACTCGATGCCGGCGTGGGCTACCTCGTACCATTGAATCCCAGTTATCAGCCCGTTGTGCTCGACGAAAGTTGGGAGATTATCGGCCGGGCGATCGACGCGAAAATTATTGGAATGTAGACACTCGCCCTGACCAGGTTCGGTACTTATCCGCCTACCGCAGTTTGTTTAGCCGGGGCCACGACATTCGAAGGCACGATACCAGGGGGGGCGCTGTGCACGACGATATGCCCCTGCCCTATCTTAAAGTTCTTAACGACGGCAATGCATACGTTCCACACCTCCTTGGCCACGGTATCACCTGACTCAACCACATTACCCTGATCGTCGATAATCGCCAGCCGCGCCGGTCGGCCGTCCGCTGTGGTGAACCGGTACCCGCTGGTGACGTTTGCGCTGATGCGTCCGTGCTCAAGGGAGCCTGTCTTTGGAATACCGATCATGATTGGGCCCCTTGCTCTGACGCTGTATCCGTGTACTTGTGGAATATCAGAGCGATCGCATTTGCATGCAGTGCCCGATCATTTTGAGCGCGATCAATCGCAGCCCAATTTTCAGAATTGATGGCGCTATCAATATCGTGGTTAGCGCCTCTCCAACCGGTGATGCCGCTCTTAAGCAATCGCTGATCTAATTCTGAAAGGGTAAGGGAAAGGTTGGACATTGTTCAGCGCTCCCTACGATAGGTAGCTATAAATTCTTGCACACAAGCAGAGAGCAATTCGTAAGCCTGGTCACGAGAATTAGGCAGGCGAAGCGGTAAGGTTATGCCCACACTATCCAGTTCGAAGTGGAAGACGGTGCGTGTGGGCTCACATAAGCTCGGCCGAAGAATTACCCACAGGTTTTCGATCTCCTCCACTGGTAACTCATACGTACCCTGCTGCAATCGCACCGCTTCGCGCAGAACGAACTCCAAATCGCTCTCCAGCAGATACTCGTCGACTTCCGGCACGGTGCTGACGCTCACCCCACTAATCAGGTCTTCAAGAAACCTGACGGCGCGCAGCCCAGTATCTTTCCGAATAGCCAGTGTGATCGTGTTGACACTGTCACCCAACGCCACACTAATCGATACGGCGCGCTCGCATTGTTCAATAGCGACGGACGCCGTCGCACAACCCACACCATCGCTGTTAAGGAGGGTATGTACGAATACGCCGTTCTGGGTAATCTGCCGAGAAAGCCTCCCCTTGGCGGAGGGAGGCAGATGAAGAGTATGCATGCGGTAAATCTCCGTTATGTCCTAGGCAGCGCAAATGACTGCCTGGCACTGACGGAATTAAATTAGCCTACGGCTTACTTTATATCAAGCCAAAGCCTAATTTTTCACAAGAATAAATTAGCCGACTGCTACTTGTGAAAAATGCTGATTTGTCCATTTAAGTTGAGCAGCGCTCGCGTCGATATGCGTGACCCGCACGCTTTCCTCCATCTCCAGTTGGTCAAAGAATGTGTCCCAATCATCTGCACTTTCACCGGGTTGTAGGACGATAACCGTCTGTCTCTTGCCCTGGGCGGCAGAGCTGTTTATCTGGCGGTGGATACGGAGAATCAGACTCTCGTACGGTGTGTACAACTGGTTGACGGCACCAGATGAGGTTTGACTCGACATGGAAGCTCCTTGCTACTACTGTATAAACAAACAGTATAACCGATCTGTATCAGCTGTCACATTCAAGCTATTCCCAGTCTTCGCTCGCGACCCATGCCCCATTTTTTCGATTGATCCGAAGCAAGCGATGTTGACCGGAACGCGAGAACAGCTGCACGTCAATGAACGGTCCGTTACGACCGTCAGTTTCCATTCCACGCATGAAGATTACGATGCGATTGAACGTATCCATAACCAACTGCCGGACCTGCTCACGGGCGCTGTAGTCGCCCTCCTTTACCAGCGCTGCCAGCTCTGACCAACGTTCAGCTTGGGCCGGCCGGACGACTCCTGCCGTTGCAGTAGCTTCGTGTTCCAACTGAGTTACTGTTTGCTCAGCTACTGCCTGCTGTTGTTCAAGCTCACGAGCTTTTCGAACGAACGCCAACGGCGCTGCACCGCTCTCATCCGCCAAAAGCGCATCGGTGATTTTGGATAACTGGTTGGTGATCTTAGCAACGGCAGTTCGGGCAGCAACCAAGCGCTTTTGAACAGTCTGACCAGCGTCCCCTGCCTGTAGCAACCTGGCCAAATTGATTTGGTCGGAGCAAAAACTGAGTACGGCACGCTCAACGGGCACCACGCTGCAGCTACCACCATATGTGCAGCCGCCATTCTTGCTGTAGGAGGTACAGTGCAAACGGCGATGGCCATCTGCGATAGAGCCATCGGCCCGCCGACGATTCATGATGTTCTGCGCCACAACTGCTGTGCCGCAATACCCGCAGTAAGCTAGCCCGACACCGGTGATGATGCCCGGAATTTCCCCTGCACCTCGGCGGCGGAACCGTTGACTTGCCAGGTGCTGCAATTCGGCCCATTCGATATCAGACAAAACCTTCGGGTAGTACTCCTCCAGTTCGTAGTCTTCACCGTCAACGCTCAAACGCTTCACGCCCCGCAGGGCTGGCTGTTTGATCATCCGGTAGATTTGCAGCCCGGAGATACCCCATTCAGTGAGCTTGAATCCTTCGTCATGCATGACGTTTGCAGCACGGCCTGCGCCAAGGCCTTGGCTGTACAACTCAAGTGCTCGTTTGACGGCTGATACTCGCTCGGGGATCAACTCCCAGCCTTCAGGGGTCAATCGGAGCCATTGCGGGTCTTTGCCGTTTCGGATGAGACCACGATAGGTTCCGGCCTTCCAACCCTCGCACTGGCGCCGAATGGCGGCTTTGACCCGTTTACTCTTGGTGTCGGACTCTTCATGCGCCCGTATCATTACTAACAACGAATAGACTAAGTCCATCGGCTGTGATTTCAAGCTTGCCCGATTGTATTCACGACCGTCACTTGCAGTAACAACAGAGATACCTCCGTTAATTATTTGTGCCAGTTGCGCTTGTGCAAGTAACGGTTCCGCTCGACTCAAACGGTCCAATCCTTCAACAACGAGAACTGAGCCATGAGGGATCCGCCCTTCATCAACTGCTCGCAGAAAAACACCCAACGCACCTTGTTTTACATGTCGTTGATGATAGGCAGATAGGCCTTCATCCTTCAGCGTGAGCGAGGCATCTAGCTGCATATTGTGTTTTGCTGACCAAGCTGCTGCATAAGCAAGCTGACGATCAGCACTACTCCCGGTTGCCTGACGCGGATCTGAAAACCTGAGATAGCTGTATACTCGACCAGCTTTCAT